CAATGACCGCTTGATACTCAACTTCATCTACGGCACTGAAGCCAAAATCATCGTCTGCATATTCTGCTAAAATTTTATTAATGTCGTAACTCATTTGTCCCATGCCTTCTGTGCGTTAAAGTTTTGTCTGCTGAACTCAAGTCTATCTACAAGTTTTAATGCTTTACCTAAATGATCAACTGCAACGAAACCCTCTGGTGCTGTAATACGAAAACCATTTTCGGTGCGTACAAATGTACCAATGCTCTTGATTGTTTCCAACTTACGAATGATCATCAATTTGGCATCAACGATCAAATTCATTAGATCAAATATGGTTTTGAGATACATGGCATTTGAACGATAGAAACGCATCACTTCATTTTTTTCTTTGATTCGTTTTTGTTTCGTGTCTTCTTTTTTTGCCGCTAGAATTTCTTTGTTCAGTTTTGCTTCAACATAGTTAATTAGTTCTTGTGTATGAATTCTAGTATCAGCAATCTTTTTACCCTCACGAACTTTTGTATTGTTGAATGTTTTAATCTGTGACAGAAAAACATCCGATGCAGCAATACGATTCAATGTCAATGCTGGTATTGTATTAAAGATTCTACCCGCATTTGCAAGAATTGCTGTAATTGCTGCCGTTTCTTCTTCAGTAAATGTAACTGAGCCTGATGCATCAGTAAACGATGCATCACGAAACCAAACATCTTTTGTTGGCTTCAAATGACCAATATCAATATTGAATGATGCTTTCATTGTCTCTAATGTTTTACCAGAATATGATGTATGAAACACTACACCAATCTGTGCCGCTAACATTGTCTGTGCTAGTTTTGATTTTACTGGCACAGCATACACAATTGTGTTTGGTTGAAAAATAATATAGTCTTCACCATCAATCGTTTCTTTTTTGATGTCACCTTTACTAAACATCATGTCACCCTGCAAAACACCTTTGATACCTAACTTAGGTAAGAATGCCAATGCAAGTTTTAGTTTTTGTTTTAAACCTTCACCAGGATGATTTGCATCAATATCTTCATCAGTATAATTCAATTTTGCATTTTTTGCAAATACTGATTTAGTACCAACGAAAAATTTACCGTTTTCTGGATTTGTACCAGCAAAAATGGCAGGTGAACCATCCCATTTTGTAGTCACATTCATTTTTGAACCTGTGTGACCAGCAAGCATATTACGCAAAGAACGTAGAAACTCTATTGCTTCACGGGCGCCTGATACACCACCATTTAATACATTATCTTCAAGATGTTCTAAGTGAACATTCTTGCCTTCTTTACTCTCTTTTAAATAATCCATGAATTTCATTTTGACATGCTTAGAAATGGGTTTTGTTTTTTAGTGCCTGGTGCCACAGAATATTTACTGTTAGGCATTTTTTTAATTTTAATTTCGGCTTGTACTTCATAAAATTCTGAACGTGTCGCCACACGAACCTTAAAGTCACCAAAGCCACTTAGAATTGGAACGCCTTTTATTTTGAGTGGATTCTTTTTTGATATCATATAGAAATCATCACCTGCTTGCATATAATAAGCCGGCTCTGCTTTACCAATTGTATAGTGTTCTGTCACCACATCACCAAGATTGTAATTTTCTTCATTAGCAATATAGCGATTAATGCTTGGTTGATCAAAATATGCTTTCATAACACTAAGTGGTACAGCACCTTCTTCTTTCAATCCACTTTTTGTGGTTGGTATTTTAATCACTTTTTCGGGTATGCCAGAAAACTTTGCGATATCTTTGATGAACTTTTTTGCTTGTGCTGATTTGTTTAGAATTTCAACAGTATATTTTGCAGCAGGAGTTTTGTAAGTCGTGTGCCATTTACCTTTTTCATAAAAAACACGAGGATTGGAAAGGTTGTCGGTGTGCGACATTTTAACTTCAATCCACACTTTCATTCTATTATAATGCATCAATACATCTGAATATTCGGTGCTGACTTTTGGTCTTTCTGCTGTGATTCCAGGAATCTTATTGATGTTTTTGGCGACATCGTTTTCAAATTTGTCGGAGGCTGCACTCATTAAACATCCTTTCAGTTGTTATTAGAGTATTTATATTATCACAGATAGTGCAGGTATCCTCCAATAATGTATTTTGTGCTGTTCACTGGCCGACTTGCAATGTGTGGATGTGTCCATAAAGGTGGAAATATGAGCAGTTTACCCTCTCTAGGCTGAACTTTTATCTTAGGAGGCACATTTTTATTCAACTGAAATGTGGTTTCTCCACCCACCATGACATCATTTAGATACCAGAAAAACACCAAAAAACGACGAGCGGAGTCATGACTTTCAACATCCACATGAAATTGTATTTCGTCTTTGTCGTTAGGTAGATACCTCTTCATTCGTAATTCTTCAAAGCCATATTCTAGTGGCCAAGCCATGTCGTCTATACCCACATCTTTCTTGTATATTTCAACATAGGTGTGTAATGTAGACATGAGATAGTCTATCTCTTTCTTCCATGTGTTTGAATTTTGATTCAAATTGATTTCTGTAAATGATCTGTGACCATCTAGCACGACATTTTGTTGCTGATCAACATTTTTTTCAAACTTATCTATTGTATTTCGACAAAGTATTGGTGGTAAAACACTGTCATATGTCCTCACATAACTCATACTTTGAATCCTCCGAACTTATTTTTCATCTCAGACATTCGTTCACGATCACCAAAGCTATTCAAAGGTTTATCGTCAACCTGACCAGAATCCACAAGGTCTTCCTGTGCCGACTGTTCAACATCATACAGTTTCATTTTGGCTCTGTCAATACCCACGACAAACCGCTTGAAATAGTTAGGGTCATTATAGCGGTTCTTTAGTTGCTTAATTAGTATCTGATTCAATTGTTGCAACTCTTCGGTGCTTATCAAAGCGAACATAAAGTCAGCGGTCGCAGGCAAGCCAAAGGACTCTGAAGTGTCCTCAAGGCCAGGATCGCTGGAGGTGAAGCCAGAACGGGTCGTTTGTGTGGCTGATACAATCGGCACTTCAAACTCAACCGCAAGACCCCTGAGTTCTTCCGCAATAGCCTTAATATAAGAATAACTATTTACATTAGCACCAGGCTTGATTCTGGCACTTGCACAAATGTTAAGATAGTCAATAAAAATGATGTCAGGTTTGAAACTCTTTTTTAGTTGCAATTCATTTAACAAAGCACGGAAATGTAAGGCTGAGGCTGCTGCTGTAGGATACTCTTTGATGATAAGTTTGCCGTGTGTTTTAACTTTTAGTGCGGAAAACTTTCGATCATAGTCTTGCTTAGAAATCGAATTCAGGTCTGCAATGTCAATGTTCAATAGATTTGCATCAATTCGTTCAGCAATTCTTTCTTCGGCCATTTCCATTGTGATATACAACACATTCAAACCTTGTGCAAGACAAGAACCAGCAACATGACACATGAACAACGACTTACCAACACCTGTACCGGCAAGTGCAATGTTCAGTGTTTTCTTTGGCAGACCGCCTTTGGTAATCTTGTTGAATAGATCAAGATCAAAAGGAATTTTTGTTTCATGACGATGATAGAAATCAAATCGATTATCAGAATCATCAATGTAATCATGACCAACAGAATTATCAAACGACACACCAAGAGCATCGCTCAATAATTTTGGTATTATACCTTTATCTTCTTTGTTTGCTTTATCATCAAGAATATTGACAGACTTCATGATGGCATTATAGATTGCTTTATCTTGGCAAAACTTTTCAGTTTGCTTGATAAGCCAATCTACATCAGTAGGATCATCTTTGTCTGCATTGATTTCACGAATCATTTCAACTGCATTTCTGACCTGTTCTTCGGTCAGTTTGCGTGATTCTGTAAAATTGATAACAAGTGATTCGTAAGTAGGAAGATGTTTGAATTGATTTATGTGGTCGTTTATTTCCTCAAACAGATTTTTTTCTGTTGAGTCTGTGAAGTATTCAGTCTTTAAAAAAGGAATAATTTTTCTTGCATAGTCCTCATTAAATATCAAATTCTTCAGGATCGTAGTCTCTAGGCGCTTCATAATTCTTTGAGGTTAAAATTTCAGTTAAAATGTCACCAATGAGTGTATGAAACTCAGTGTCCTGTGTTAATTCATCGATTGGTATTTGCGGTGAAGTAACTATTGTATAAGAAAAAGTCATCTTAGCATGATCTTCTTCCTCAGATAATTTGACTTTACCATAATGATAAAGAACTCCTTGATACCGACCTTTTAGGATACCTATTCCCGTTTTGAAGCCGTCATCAGAATCAAGAAGTGTAAAATCTTCATTAATTTGTGGCTTCATCTTCTTCTTCCAAAACGGCATCTTCTCCAAGAATGCTGCTATAAGTGATCTCATATTTCTTCCTTACATATTCTTTGAAACTTTCATTTGTAAGAATATCTCTCCAGAATTCTTCATTCTGTGTATCGGCAAATCGTTTCTTCTCAAGAACTTCACCAGTTTCCTGATCTACTTTAGCGTACCAACCATTACTTGGCTTAGTGACAAAATTGCCTTCGAGTGCAATATCCAATAGGCCAGACCACTTGTTAATACCACCGTCAAAGGATACAGTAACAGGTATTTTGGATTTTTCTCTGACATATCTACTCTTTTCTACATTGATGATGAAGTTGTAGCCGACAATCTCCGTACCATCTTTGTCTTGTTGACGACCAAGAATCCAGATTGTATCTGCTGAATAATATGAGCCTGTGCCACCACCGACGATATCTTTCGGAAACATACCAATCTCTTTGTATGTGTGATTGACAACGATCATCGGAATGTCTTTGA